TTAGCGTAATTCAAACAGGTAGCCCTGGCCGCGGACGGTCGTGATCACATCCTGCGGGTACTGCGCCTGAATTTTCTTACGCAAACGCCCCATCAGCACATCAATAGTATGGCTCTCGCGCAGCTCCGCGTCCGGGTAGAGCTGGAGCATTAAGGAGTCTTTGCTCACAACCTTGCCACTGTTACGGATCAGCGTTTCCATGATGGTGTATTCGAATGCGGTCAGCTTGATCACTTCATTGTTAATCGAAAGCTCGCGTCGGGAGAGATCCACCTGGAAAGGCGGAATGGAGATAACCTGTGAAGCCAGCCCGCTGTTGCGGCGTAATAGCGCCTGCATTCGCGCAGCCACTTCTTCAATATGGAACGGCTTGGTGACGTAATCATCCGCACCGGCGCTGAGCACTTCAACTTTGTCCTGCCAGCCTTCGCGGGCGGTCAGAACCAGCACCGGGAGAGAAACATCATGGCTGCGCCAGCGACGAATTAACGACAGACCGTCTTCATCAGGCAAGCCTAAATCGACAATGGCGATATCCGGCAGATGTTCATTGAGATAATAATCGGCTTCTTTTGCATCTTCAGCATCGTCCACCTGATGTCCCATCTCCTGAAGCTGAACCTTCAGGTGGTGGCGTAGCAATGCGTTATCCTCAACAACCAGTACGCGCATCATCTTTTCTCCCAGAATATGTAGTACGAATAGTTTAACGCTGATTATGTAGTTTGAAACCAGCGTCATGAAATTAAATGACTTTTTTAATGTTCCCGATACCTTGGGGGCGTCCTGGGGGCATAGCTGTCGGCATCTGATTGTTCAGCATGTTGACCTGATCCTGGTTCATATCGCCGATCCACTTCGAGTAGACCTCATACACCATACGCGCGTCCTCATGACCCATCTGGCTGGCGATAAAGGACGGGTTAGCACCGGCCATAAGCGTCCAGCAGGCGTATGTATGGCGGGACTGATAAGGGTTTCTCTCACGTATCCCAGAAAGTTTAGTTCCCCGTTTCCATCCATACGAAATCGAATTTTTGGAAAAAAAGCTCTCATTCACTGACGATTTCTTTTCAGGAGTAAATACAAAACGCAGATTTTGCGGCTCGGTTTTGCCAATTTCACGGTGATGGAAAACGATCTGCTGTCTTGGGTTATTGCCGGTGATGTCGAACTGCTCGAGCAGCGCATCATGAGCAGGCCTAAGCAGTGTAATCGTTCTGATGCCTGCATCAGTTTTCGGCGGCACAAACACCCGCTTGTTCGTCAGGCTTCTTGATACGTGAATCTCACCTTTTCTCAGATCGATATCCTCCCACGCCAGAGCACAAATCTCGCCGGGCCTCATTCCCGTGTGGACGGCTACAATGATGATCAAGGCCAGTTTTCGGGGAAGGGCGGCAATCAGTGCCTGGTACTCATGAAGTAGAAGCGGATCGGGGTCTGCCTTAGATAGCTTGAGCCTGGACACGCCCTCATAAGGAGCGTGTAATATAAACTGACTTCGATTCGCAAGCTTCAGCATTTCTGATAAAACCGCCATCTGTTTATTGACTGTTGAGGGCGCGCGTCCCTTTTTAACCAGATTAGGCATTGATGGGTTTAATACGCTGCCGGTCAGCAGCTCTTTACGGTAATTCAGGATGTCGGAGTGCTGAATATCAGCAAGGGGAGTATTTTCTCCCACAACACGCTTCAGGGTATTAACTGCAGATGTGAGAGAGTGCAGTGTTGCCCCTGACACCTCCAGCGCTTTTGTATCAATGAAAAAATCGCTCAGCTCTTTAAACGTCGTGATCCGCTTAGTTGATGAGAATTTTTTAAGAGCCTTCGACTCAGGGAAGCGCGCCGCGTAGTCGAACTGGCCGAACTGGATCTCACTCACGATAACGGCGCGAAGGTTTCCAGCCTTCTTGATGTTGCTGCTGTTAACCACCCAGCCACGGAGAACTTCGCGGCAGCGAATGCCGCGATAGGTAAACGTGATCCTGATTTTTCCGTTATGAAGTTCAACGCCGGTTGGAAAGTTCATCATGCTTCCTGAATAAATCTATTAATCAGCGGGAAGTTGTACCAGACCAAAGCGCGTTTGCTTTCTCCGCCGGGTACCGCGGGTACTCGCTTAAAATGAACCCCTTCAATCCAGCATCCGAGGCGATAAGCTTTTATTTGCCTGTCATCCAGCCCCGTTTTTTCAGTTAGCTTTCCCGCCACCATCCACTCTTCATCAAAAATGATTTGCGCCATGCTTAACTCCATGACGCCGCCACGATACCGCAGCGGCAGATAGTATATTGATTGTCAAAAATCACCGGCCAAGACCAGGGAGGCACCAGAGATGTCTGGCACCGGTCATTGCCGTGGCCACGTAACTACGGGGGCGGTTAACAACCTCAACCGTAATTTTTCTCCCTTGGAACTTGATGGTGTAAAAAGTCTGCTTGTCGCTGCGACCATGCGCGCCATATTTCTCAAAATGGCATTTGAGCGCGGCGGCGCATGCTGGCCCGCCGACACTGTCTCCCTTGCTACGATTAATCAGACGCACAGGATCCTTCCTGATGGTTGATCACGCTGTGGGCAAGCCCGGCGGCCATAACCGGTAATTCCTCATACTGATTGCAATAAGCCGGGTTGGAACATAAGCCCTGCAGCGCTGCTATTGTCAGCTGTTGCAGGTAGGTAACAGACGAAAGCGGCGAGTATGTTTCAGGTGCTGGTTCGGACTCGATTTTCGGCTTTGCAGTAACGGTCGGTGGATCGAGCACGACAGGTTTTGGCAGCTCAGGGCGGCGGTATTCCACAATCGCATCAAGCGCTATTTTCTGACGAACGCTGATATCGTCAGACCACTGTTCAAGAATCGTAGTGGCAACGTCTTGTACTTCTTCATCACTGAAATAAGGCGACAGAGAGAATTCAGTTGTGGTGATATCTGTAATCAGTAACGGGAAAATATGCTCGATGTCTTTACCCGTGGTGGCGGTGAGATTTTCGATATCATCCTGGTCACCAATGTTTGTGCGCCCTGACATCAGCTCGTTTAATGCATGGGCGATTTCAATCTCGCGATCATTAAGCGCGGGAGGCACTTCCTGTTTTTCGACTTCATTTGAGGAGGCGGTGTTTATCAGGGCATCAACTGAGAAGACTCCGCCGCCCAGATTCTCGACCCGCGGCTGATCACCAACCTGCTTTTCAGGTGTGGGGGCCTGAGCGAATGCCTCGTTGAGTTCTTTGTCGAGTTGCGCAGCTTTTCCAGGGCAAACTGCTGGTGGCAAAGTTTCGCCAGATACAGTCGGTTTGGCTTCATCATTTTCGATTTCCTCAGGGTTAGCGCGCGGTTTTGGGCGGCAAGCCGTATCAACCGTTTTCTGATCAGGGTGCGCGTGATCAGATTCAACCAACTCGCGATTGATGTACTCACGCAAGGCGACGGGATCCATCCAGAGGTCTTCCTGAGCAGATTTAATCAGGGCGATAATGGCTGCGCGAGAATAGTCCAGAATGCCTGGGGTGCCGCGCAGCTTTTTCCACCAGGCTGTGAAGCGGGTGTCCTGCTCAGCTTCGGCCATGGCCTTAGCGGGAATAAAAAACTTGTTTGGAATTGAGTAAATATCGATTTCGTCGAAGGTACTCAGAATTGCAACAGCAACCTCTATCTTGAGCGTAGAGAGGTTGTGTACCAGATCCGGACTTCGGTCTGTCTTATTTCCCCCGCCCAAAGTGGAGCCAGTGTCTGTGAGGTTTTCTTCGGTGGTAGTACGAACAGTTTGAGGTCGCTTATCTACCGGCGTATCGATCCATTTGGCGATCTGCTTTTTAATGTCCGGCCACTGTGCAGAGTCTTTTGTGTTCTCACGTACCCAGGCGAGTAATTGCTCCTGCCGTTCCGGTGCCAGGGCAAGCGATCGTGTTTCTTTGGATAGTGCTTCGGCCAGCTCGCGGGCAAAGCTGGGTTCATCATCATTCTTCAGATCGACGATCTGGCCGTACTGCGCTGAAGTGATTCCAGGGACCGGGCCGAACAGTGCCAGACAAGCTGCGCGGGATGCCAAGTCGAGCTGTGCAACGATTTTAATTTCTTCCTGAATCTTGTTGTCGTCCCATTCTTCCTTTGCATCAGCTTCTGGCTGTGGCGCCGCAGCTGGTTCACCAGCATTCACATTCCATACTGCTACACTGTCGAAAAACTCGGATGAGAAAACGTCAAAATCAGGGCAGGGAAGTTCTTCGCGGTGTTCCCAGATTTTCACCTTAAAATAATCATCAATATGTTCAGGGTGTTCAGCCGCGAGCTTGCCGAAAATAACGGCTTCGGCGATGGCTTTTGTGGCCGCATTAACTGCAGTTGCAAGCGGTTTTAAATCTGGGTGTTTTTTTAATGCTTTATCTTTTGGGAAGTATGCACCACCAAATACTTTTAACTCAACAGACATAATAACCTCGTTTAATATTTGAAAAATGATGTTGAATGAAATGGCTTGCGGATGCCGCGTTTTACCTTTCTTAAAGCGTCACGTTTTTCTCTTTTTTCATTGCATTGCTCACATAAATAAATCGTGCGCTTAAAAGGGTATATGTCTGTTTTCCTTTCTTGCATTTCCGATTTTTTATATTCGTGGCAGCAAACAGCGCAATGACAAATGATGTCATCCATATCAGTTAAGTTGTTGGCGTTTGTGATCGTAATAGTACATGCCACAGGAGTTCTGGGCTTCAGCGAAATTAACAGACAGCAAGCTAATGCTCTTAACAGCGCAAACCGGGCAATGAAATTCACCCAGCACGTATCCACCGTCAAGCACAACGGTTACAGGGCCAGATGATGGCAGATGAACCATGCCAGAAATGGCACCGTTAATATTAAAGGTTGCAAGGTCTTTATTTACGATAGCCAAGTTCATTTCTACGGTTGTGATAGTTGCTTTCATTTTACAATCCTTAATTTAAGGTGTGAAAATCCCTGCCGTTTAAGGCATCATTTTTAATCAAATATAATTAAATTACAGTCAGGTAGTTGCGTTTATATCGACGCTATTAACCTTCAGAGTTCAGGGTTGCCTTTTTGAGCCAGAAAATAACAAATTTGTCTAAGTTTTATTTCAAACCAGTTAAGGCGGACTGCCTGTTGCCGTGATGGTTGACGATTAAAGTCTGTCATAATGAATCCCCTATGAAGGTTATTTACAGCCATCTACAATTTTCGATTGCCCGCAACTGGAAGCACACTCCGCCAGCTAACAAACCAATCCCCATTAGTGAAAGAGGGGAATGTGCTTCCATGTTTTGCGCCTGTCTTTTCACCACATCAGGCTCGGTGGATCCTGCTATTCCCCAACAACAAGGATTCGGGTAATCTGGATATCCCCAACGATAAAAAGGAATAAAAGTGAACAAAGAACTTTACCACGCTCGCTGGCGGCTACACCATGCGACTGCTGATCTAAACTATTCTCTGGAATGTTTTGGCGATCACCTGTCAGAGCAAGAAAGATATCCTTCTGAAGTTTATGGTTTTGACGCTGTCTACCTGTACTTGAGCCGTAAACATGGCTGGACAATTAAACAGTGTCGTGAGATGTCAATGGAGGAACTTCGCCTTGCTCTTTCAATAGAGATGAAAGGCTGGCTACTTCCAAAAGATGCCATTCAATCGAGCAATCCCCGCGAGAAGCAAGATTGTTAATTTCTACGAGGGTGGCATCGGCTTTTGCTTTAACCAGAAGCCAGAATTCCCTCGGGGTTAGCTTTTGTTTTTGCATGACTACTCCTGAAATTTTTTTGGGATATCCAGATTTTTAAAGAGCGAAGCGTCCTACGGGGCGCTTTTTTGTTACCTGCGAATCATCCGGTCATTCATACGCCACCGGAGGCTACTTCGTGGGCATCCTGCCTGTTCGCTTTTTTCACCCTTATCGCCGGGTAGGCGGAACGTTTACCTGTCGCACCTGTTGTGCTTCGACGTGACAAGTATTCGTTTAAAGCTAACATGTGTCAACCATTGGCTATCATTTGGATAAAAAAATACCGCCATTAAGGCGGTATCTATTTGAAGTTAATAGTGATTTATTTTTTTCTAGTTGTCGGATCTACGTAATCAGCAAAAAAATCCTGTAACTGCTTTAGCCGCATCTGAAAAGCAGCCAACATATTCCGTTGCTCTACAGGTGGTAACTCCCTGTAAACATTAAGTAATTCTTGCTCGTCACTACTTACCTTGCTCTCGCTATCCTCAGCGCCAGTCAATATCCAAACTAACGACTCACCAGTTGCAGCGGCCAGCTTGGCTGCTGAATCTTTACTGATGGTGCCGCGCTTGAACCAACCATTAACGGATGATCTGCTCACCTCAGCTATGCGCGCCATATCCGAACCGGACAGATGGTTTCGCTGCATGAGCTCTTCCAGCCTGGTTGCGAGTGGAGTGTCGTACGTTTTCTTTTTCATTCACTAATTATAAGCCTTTGGCTAATCCGCTCAATTTCTCTTTTTGTTGACACGTGTAAGCTTTAAGCTAACAATGATTGCGAGTTACCTAACAAAGGATCTTTCAATGACTGGTTTAGACAAGGCCATCAAAGCGATGGGGAATCAGCGCAGATTAGCGCTTGCACTCAATATGAGGCCTTCATCCTTGAACAAGTGGGTTAAGCAATACATGGGGCGTGTTCCTCCAGAGCGCCTCATCCAAATTTACGAACTCACCGGCGTAACCCCGCACGAGTTACGTCCGGATTTGCATCCAACCCCTACCAGCGGAATTCCTGTTCAGGATATCCCACACGCGCAAAAGGAGTCTGACTGATGGAAATCAAAAAATTGGCATGTGAGCTGGAGTCCTGGGCACAGGAAAGGGGCTGGAAGACGGTGACGCAGCTGATAACCCCACATCACTTTGGCGATCTGCTTCTTCCACTGGATAACGTAACGGATCCGGACGAGTACGCGCGCCGACTGCACAACAACAAGCAGATTATTCAGCGGGCATTTCGCAACGATACGCCTAACTACCTGAAACAGGCTGAAGCCCTGAGCTATGCCATCCGTACCGCCATTGATAACGAACTCGCGCAGAAGGACTGCCTGCACTACCGGGCGGCCAGGGTTAACAAGGAGTGTATCGAAGCCACCAACGCGGTATTCACCGGCAAACCGCAACCGGTAATCCGGCGCGAGACTCTGGAAGCGATCGACGCGCTGGCGCAGATGGTGGGCGTCAAAGTGAAGCTGATTTCGACTTGTTCGAACGCAGCCTAGTTCAGTTGTATCGAGGTGTTCTATGAGCATGGAACTGATGGTTCAGGCGATGAAGGTCAAGGTGGGAAACCCGCTTCGTAAGCTGGTCCTGCTTAAGCTGGCCGATAACGCAAGTGACCAGGGCGAGTGCTGGCCGAGCTATCAGCATATCGCTGATCAGTGTGAGATCAGCCGTCGTTCAGTCATGAATCATGTTGCCGCGCTTTGCGAGTCTGGACTGATGCGGAAAGAGACCAGATCGGGGCCGAAAGGCAATGGCAGCAATTTTTACCGACTCACTCTAAGCGGCGCAAATACCAGCGTCGTGGTAGTGCAGGAGATTCACCAGGATGGTGAAGCAAATTCACTAGGGGATGGTGCAGGAGATTCACCAGATGGTGCACCACATTCACTAGGGGATAGTGAAGGAGATTCACCCAGAATCAGTCACTCTTCTGAACCAGTCAAAGAACCAGAAAATAATTCTTGTCCGGACGCTTCGCTGTCGGACGAACAGCTGACCAAAGATGCGTTTTTAAATCGTCACCCAGAGGCCGTTGTCGCCCATGCAGGAAAGCGGCAGTGGGGAAGCAAGGAAGATCTGACCTGCGCTCAGTGGATGTGGAACCGCATCGTCAAGCTTTATGAAAAAGCCGCTGAGACAGACGGGGAACTGGTGCGCCCCAAAGAGCCTAACTGGGCCGCATGGTCCAACGAAATCCGGCTGATGTGTGCCATTGATGGCAGAACACATAAGCAAATTTGCGAAATGTTTTCGCGTGTACAGCGTGATCCGTTCTGGTGCCGAAACGTGATGTCACCATCCAAACTGCGCGAAAAATGGGATGACCTGGTTCTTCGCCTTCCGTCACAGGGGGCTGCGCATTACCAGGCTGGTGGTCGGGATATCAATCAAATTTCCCGCCCGGATAACACTGTACCGCCAGGATTCAGGGGGTAAGCATGCAAAACGCAGGTTCCATTCTCGATCGCCTTCGCCGTGTGATTCCGGCAGGCATTGAACCCAAATTCAACAGCGCAGCTGAGCTGATGGCCTGGCAGCGCGAAGAAGGGCAAAAGCGCGCGGCTGAGATTGACAAGATCAACCAGCAGGCGCGGGCAGAGAAAATTTTCGGGCGATCCGGGATCCAGAACCTGCACCGCAGCTGCAGCTTCGCAAATTACACGGTGGAAAGCGACGGCCAGCGCCATGCGCTGAGTATGGCAAAGAGCTACGCGCAAAATTTTGGTACCGGGTTTGCCAGCTTCGTCTTCACCGGGAAGCCGGGCACCGGCAAAAACCACCTTTCAGCGGCCATCGGCAATTATCTGTTGAAACAGGGGAGAACGGTTCTGATCGTGACGGTGCCCGATCTTACCCTCCGCGCCCGGGCCTGCTACGACGAAGGGCAGTCCGAAGCAGCGCTGCTGGATGACCTCTGCAAAGTTGATCTACTTGTGCTCGACGAAGTTGGTATTCAGCGTGACAGCCGCGGCGAGAAAGTTTTATTGAACCAGATTATCGATCGCCGCCTGGCCGCAATGCGCCCGGTTGGCGTTCTGACCAACCTGAATTACGACGCGCTGGTAGAAACCCTGGGGGAAAGGGTTGTTGACCGCCTGCGTATGGATAACGGCATTTGGGTGAACTTTGACTGGGAGAGCTATCGCGGAAACGTTAGCCACCTGAGACCTGTTAAGTAAATTTTGAGGAGAAAATTATGGAAACCGTACTGGATGCATTGAAAACCATGAAAAAAGCGACATATCGCGAGGTTGCTGCCCGTCTGGATATCGAGCCCGTTGAAGCGCTGAATATGCTGCGCGAGCAGAAAGAACAGGGTTTATGTGATTTTTACGATGGGGCATGGTCTCTCGGTACCGCGAAAGAGCAGAAGCCGAAGCGTATCAGACCAAAGCAGGTATCACCGTTGGTTGAGAGGGTGCTGTCCGCAATGCAGGGGCAGGGGGCAATGACCGCCAATCAGGTCGCCGAAAAACTGGGTAAAGGATCGCGAGCGCTGAATGCCTCGCTGGGTGCGATGTGCAAGGACGGTCTGGTCCTGCGCCATGTTGACGGGAAAAACATCACTTGGAGCCTGAAAGCTGACAGCGTGCCAACCCCAGCGAGCACCGCTCCTGTCATAGAAACCAACGAAACAGCATCCGCTCCTGTAGAGAAAACCACTGCCCAAATCGTTGAAGACATCCCTGCTTTCGCCAGCCGTCCGGATGATCTGAGCATTCCGTCATCGCGTTATATCTCGACTGAAATCCGCCGCACGAAAGCGAAGCTGTCGAATCTGCAACGTCTTCAGGCTGCCGTTCGCGAGCTGCGTCGCCACAAGCATCTGCTGCAGGGGTTGGGAAATGACTGATTTACCAAAATGCCCTGACTGCGGCATGGCTCCTTCACTGAGGGTTCGCTGCAGGGGAATGAACTGGGGTTCGGCAGAGGTTCGCTGTTCGAACGGTTGTCCTGGCGTCCGCGCGGGATTTTCGTTCCCACCTGATGGAGAGGCTGCATCCCGGCAGTTGCTTCAAGAAAAATGGAAAGAGCTAGTGGGAGGGCTTAACGATGCCAAGACCAAAAACGCATGACGAGCGCACCAGGATTATCAATCGGATTATCGAGCATGTGAAAGAGCATGGCCGCATCAGGACGAAGGATGTCGTTGCGGCATTTTCCGCGTCCTGCACGCAAACATCGATTTTGACCTAAACGATTTGAAATAGTTAGGCGGTAGCATAGGCAAGCTTAAACCCCTACTGGAACAGTTATCATCAAAGACAGACTAAAAAATGAGTTGTTTGAAATTGCGACAACTTGGCGGGCTATTCGTATTGAAGCTTACCTGATAGAAAGCGACTGAAAGATAGAGAAAACCCGGCTAATCGCCGGGTTATGGGGTACGTTTAGAGGGCAAATAGCTCACGCTTCAGGTTGTTGTCCATCAGGTTGTTGAATTGGTATGGCTCCAACTGGCGCTTGATCGCGTTTAGGTTTTGCTCTGCTTCTCTTGCCAGATCTTGACTTTCCTGGATCTGGTTTTCCAACATCTTGTTGAGTATTTCCATTTCCGGCTGCAGATTCTTTGGCATCGGTATCTTCCCCTTTATCATCTGGATCATGGGTAAAATCTACTACTCTTGGTTTCCCGTAAGTAGCTATGTCACCATCATGAATTTTATCGCAAAATAATTCGTAGAGCATTTCGGTTAAACCGCTAGGACTCTCTACGCATTTGAATAGTTCCTTCGCTTCTTTACGATCGATCACAAAACCATGTGATGGATAAGAAGCTATCAACTTGACCAATGCACCCTCTTTGAGGCTGTTTGACTTAGCTGTCAGTCGTTGCCCATAGGTGATGGCAATACTCATAGCCCTTTGGTGCTCACCCAACTTGATTGGATCAATCTGAGCAGCCATAGGCGATACAAGAGCTTCAGTAAGTCTAGTCGCAATATCAGCAGACATCTTAGTACTTATCTGATTTTCGTATCTTATCTTAACTAGATGTGAGTTAAACGCTGAAATAGAGCGATCTTTTAGCGCATCCAAAGCTGTCATGATCGCTAAGCCTGAGCTCATCTCCCCAATCTCATCATTTTTTTTGAGCTGTATGTCAAGTGGACCGAGCTCACCCATGTCACCAATGACAAGCTTATCGGCAGCTATGGCAATCAATGTGCCAGCACTTTTGCAAGGACCAACCACTAACAAGGTTACCTTATCATAGTTGTGTTGCAATGCTCTGCCTATACGGTATCCCGCATTAGGGTCCCCACCGTACGTAGCGACGCAGAAGATAACATTTTTTCGAAGGCCGTGTTTAGTTTTTCGTTTCTTTATTCCATTAGTAAGGTCTTGGTAACCATCCCGATGAATATCGCCTGTATAAATATAAACGTCATGATTTTCCATTTTATCTCCTTTTCGGGTTGTCAGGGCTACCGAAAAATCCTATGAACAGGGGGGGCACGAAATAAGATATCGGAAATTATCTGAAAAACTGTATGATTTTTCAAAATGCACAACATATCTTGAACATAGATCACTTGAGCATTGGCACCCAGCCTAAATTTATCCCCATTTTCGACCAATGCGTGTGTGAAGGGCATTGAGCAACGGACAACACACTGTTGCTAACAAAGGTTGAGCGTTTTATGAACAGTTAGACTCAAAGGTTGAATGTTTTCTGTTTTTTTGATAAAAAATTTACCAAAAAAGTTGATTTTTTTCGTTCGACCGCTAAAATTCTCATTATTGCAATGAAGTAACCTACAGGTTATGACCTGTCATCCACACATACTGAGGAATTAACTATGGCACTCACTGAATTCGGTAAGGCCGTCAGAAAAGCGAGGATAGATACTGGTAGCACGCTGTTAACCATGTCTCAGGAGTTGGAAACCACCCCTGCTTTTTTGAGTGGTTTAGAAACCGGCAGTAAAAAAATCCCACAGAAGTGGGTAAAAAAAATTGACTCCTATTTCAGTTCAAAAGGGGTTCAACTTGAAGGTTTAGAAGAGCTTGCAGCTGTTGCTAATGAAGTCGTTCCAATTGATGGGCTTTCCCAACAGCAGCAGATGCTTGTGGCTGGATTTGCCAAGTCGCAATTCACACCAGAGCAACTTAAGAGCTTCGCTGAACTGTTACAAAAGATAAACAACAATGAGGTTTAATTATGTATCAGATGAGAGGCAACCGTGTTTCCCCTATGCAGGAAGAAGAAATTGCCTATAAGGCGATTAACTTTTGTAACGCATTTGGGATATCGGCCACCAAGCGTAAACGAAAGCGATACGATGACCTTTTCGAAAAACTGTCAAGTTACGGAATCACCCTTAGCGTTATGGATGACAAGCAGTGGGAATCTTTAACCTATGATCTCACTATCGGCCATTGTGACCCTGCTTCTCTAACAATCACGGTACCAAATAAGATTTACGAAAATGCTTGTTTGGGGGAAGAGCATGCTCTTGCGGTAATTTTTCATGAACTTGGACATTTACTACTTGGGCATAAACCTGTGCTTCATTTTTCCAGCAAGGAACCCACTCGTGCAGAAGATGCAGAATGGCAGGCCGATACTTTCGCTGAGATTGTGCTGGAAACCATTGGGGTCCGAACGAGTCAGATGTCTCTCGATTTTTATATGTAAAAAGCCCTGCGCTAACAGGGCTTTTCGGGGCGGAAGTGCGCTAACACATTCCGCAGTGTATGGAGGCAATCCAATAACTACACATACCTTTGACGAGCGAAGTGTAGTTGTTCTCCTGGCCAATTGCAATCTGTATGGGTTTACAGGTATGCAGGGAAAACATTGCTATGGCTATGGGAACCTGTCGCAAATGTGGAAATTCATGCGAAATCATCTTCCGCTACACTGTATGTGTAGATGGAGTGGTGCGTCACGCAAAGAAGGGAAGACCTTTTCCTATTCCACTTTGCAACTGCTCTTCTAAGAAAGCAGCGTAAAAAACCATAATACAAAACCCGCTTCGGCGGGTTTTTTTATGCCTAATACCTTAAAACACTTTAACAATTGATGCTGTTAAGCTGTTGATCAATCTCACTCCTGAGTGTACTGTATAAATATACAGTTTATTGTCCGGGAGGCTTTATGTCGTATACATCTCCAGTGCTCGCTAACACAGAAACCCCTATGACGCTTGCCAGTCTTTTCCGCTTAGATGGCAAATACCGCGCAATCGAAATCTCACCAGGATTTGTTGTCGTAGATATAACCCGCCACCCCCAGCCGGGAGATACTGTTGCGTTCTCGTTCTGCGGCGGCATGCAGTTTGCGAGAGTGCAGGGCAAGTCATTAATTACCCCTGATGGCGATGTGATAGAAGGTGATGCGCTGGACGATGTGCGGGTGACCGGAGTGGTTATCTTTTTGATTAAAGAAATCAACAACGACGAACTGCCAACAATTTAGCCCCCGGCATTTCCCTCACGCAGTTGAAGCTACTACCGATCGGTGACATAGATGATCTATGCAACCTATTAGACATCAGGCTAAGCGGAACCGTTAATGAGGTGAGTGTGAAGGGAGAAAAGGAACGGCCCCGATTCCTCGGGGGATAGCTGAATTGAATAGGATTTTTCGTTATGAATGAGCAAGAATTAATTGCTGCCGTTCGCCCTGTAGGACGTTATGAAGTGGTGAGCCAAGAGGATGGCTCCTTTGTTGTTATCCCTGTGCCTGCTGAAACAATGCTGATTACCCGGGAAGCACTGCGACAATGGCTTGAGCGCTTCCGCAACCCTGACAACTGATTTATAATAATCAAGCTGGCCTGAACAACCAGCACCTGTCGCACCATCACCGGAGAAAAGTGATGGCGCAAAGAGCTACACAGAATTCCCCTCACTGCACGATTAAGCGCGATATTTCTGTTTATGCTGGTGATCCAGCATGAAGAAAGCAGATAGCCTCCATCTTTCGCGTGTGGCCACACTAGGCTGCATTGTGTGCAGAAATCAGAACCTGGGCGAAACGCCTGCGGAAATCCACCATATCCGAACCGGGCAGGGCACAAGCCAGCGCGCTGACCATCGGAAATCAATTCCCCTGTGCCATATGCACCATCGCAACGGCGGTTATGGTGTGGCGATTCATGCTGGCCGTAAGCAATGGGAGAGAAACTTCGGTACCGAGTTGCAGCTGCTGGAGCAGGTCCAGTTAGAGCTTGGGGTGTTCTATGCCTAAATACATCATCACCCCAGTCGGCAAACCCCGCATGACTCGCCGCGATAAATGGAAACAGCGGCCGCCGGTGATGCGCTATCGCATGTTCTGCGATGAAGCCAGGCTGCATGGAATCCAGGTGCCGGAGAGCGGCGCCCATATAACTTTCGTTTTGCCGATGCCAAAGAGCTGGAGCAAGAAAAAGCGCGCGTCTATGGACGGCCAACCCCATCAGCAAAAGCCCGATCTGGACAACTTAAAAAAATCTCTGTTGGACGCCTTGTTTGAGGATGACTCCCACATTTGGGACTCCCGGACATCAAAAGTATGGGGCGAAACCGGAATGATAATTATCGAGGAGACAAAATGAAGCTGGAAAGTTTACCGAAGTATTTCTCACCAAAATCGATGTTACCCGGTGCCGTTCCCTGCGGAAAAACAGCTGATACTCTGACCATCACAGATGTAATGGCTTCACTTGGTCTGCTTACATCAAAAGCTGCGGTTGGTATTGAGCTTTATCTGGCGAAAGCCGGGGTTATGCCGTCGGATAATATCATCGCCTACATTCATCAGTTGGCTGTGCAGCGGGCAGAACGGCACGCACCATTGCGTAAAATGTCAGAAGGGGACAGGGTTGCATTCCTCCAGACGCTGGCAAAGTATGTTTTCCGCGATTATTCGCTGAGTGCGGCCAGCCTGATCACGTGCAGCAGCTGCGCCGGAGAGAAGTTCACAATGGCAGAGGTATTCACAAATAAAGTTACTTATCCGGATGGCAAACCACCAAAATGGGTTAGAGACACTAAAGGCATATCCCCGTCAGATTGGGAGGTATGGAAAGAGGTGCGTGAACAGGTCCGTATTGTGTGTAAAACCTGCAGCGGAAAAGGACACATTAAAAATGAGTGCCGTTGTCGAGGTCGCGGTGAGGTAATGGATAAGAAAAAATCAGAGCTACAGGGAGCGCCGGTCTATAAAAAATGCACGCGCTGTTCTGGTAGAGGATATCCACGCCTGAAAGATACGGAGGTTTTTAAAACCTTAGGAGTTACCGAAACAACGTGGCGCCGCAACTATAAACTCTTCTTCGAGCGGCTGGTTGAGCACTGTCATATAGAGGAATCATTTGCTGAAAAGGTGCTTAGTCAGGTAACTCGCTAACAGCTACGGCCAATCACACCTCCGGTTTTATTTCATTTCTGGGTGTTGCAAATCCGGCGGAAAATGGATAATCTCTTTCCAACGCTGGGTTATTACGCCCATGACGTTACAAAAATTCTAAACCTCGCTTCTGCGGGGTTTTTTGCTTTGATGCCTGTGTAACCAAGGAGGCTTCATGGACTGGCAAGGTGTACCTTTCATATATGAGAGATCAACTGGTGTGTTCACGCTGGCTTTAGAAAAGCTTCCGCCAATTGAAATTAATTCTACTTTCCCTATCGAAACTATGATCACTGCCATCGCAGGCGTAATGGCAGCTGCAATTACAGGGTGGGTCGCATACAGAGCGATTCAACAAAACTTTGCATTAGCGAGACTGCAAACCCAGTTAAACGCAAATAAAGAATTAGCTCAGCTGATCCGAACTGCGGGCGCAGAGGTCGTGACAGATGTAATAATGTTAGCTACAACGTTTGAACAGTGGCATCTGGTAGGTAAAAAAGATGTCTCATTGTTGTCAAAAGGAATTTTTCCCGAAGAGATTCAGACGCCAATAAAATCAGCAGAGGTTAGTAAAAACAAATTTCTCCTACTGATTACACCTGATGAAGAAGGTTCTAAACTTATTGGCTTAACTGCAGCCTTACAACAGGCTTTAAGAAAGTGCTTTATAAAAGGATATTTTACGCCTAATGAAAAACAAGAATTCTTAGATGCGCAAAATGCCTTCATATTTGGATGCCACGAATATATAAATCTTAGGCTATCGTAATTACTAATCTTTTCTATTAAGGCTGCCGTCAGGCGGCCTTTTTTATTTCCTCTACACAGCACCCGCCTATAGCGAGGTGAGAGACGATGAAAATGAATGATTCAGGGAACATCTTCACGCAGTTCTTCGCGTGGGTAGCAGCTCTGGCGTCTGCCATTGGATTTACCACTCAGGATCTGGTGTTCATGTTCTTTGGCGCAGCTGGTCTGCTTATTTCGCTTGCCTCCTACATCAACGGGAGGGTGGATGCACACCGCAGGCGCCGTGAAGACGAGAAGCGAACGAAAATGGTCAATGACTACCTAAAAGGGGTCGGTGATAAACCTCTTCACGAACGTCCGGCTGCGGCAAGCGTGGTTGTTGAGGCATTACAAAAGGAAAGTGAGTAATGGGGAACCGGGCAAAGTTGAGCGCGGCTGTTCTGGGGTTAGTGCTTGCTGGCGCATCTGCACCGACCATACTCGATCAGTTCCTGAATGAGAAAGAGGGGAACAGGCTCACAGCATACAAAGACGGCGGAGGCATCTGGACTATTTGCCGTGGCGCCACAATGGTTGATGATAAATTGGTGGTGCAGGGCATGAAGCTGACTCAGGTGAAATGCGACCAGGTAAACGCCATCGAACGGGATAAAGCGCTTGCGTGGGTTGATCGTAATATTAAGGTGCCGCTAACCGAACCGCAGAAAGCGGGTATTGCTTCTTTCTGCCCGTTCAATATTGGTCCCGGTAAATGTTTCCCCTCGACGTTCTACAAGCGTATCAATGCTGGTGACCGGAAAGGGGCCTGTGAAGCTATCCGCTGGTGGATTAAAGATGGTGGCCGTGATTGCCGCCTGACCAAAGGCCAGAACAATGGCTGCTATGGTCAGGTGGAACGACGCGATCAGGAAAGCGCTTTGGCATGCTGGGGGATAGATCAGTGAAATTTAATTTTTTCCCAGTTGCAATTGTCGTCATTGCTGGCCTGACAGTAGCACTTGTTAAAAGTTGTTCAGATGCCAGCAGGCTGCGGAGTGATAATGACGTTCTGAGAAGTGACAACACTTTGCAGGAGCAGGTGATTGCCAACCAGGCTTTCAACTTTAATCGGTTCAATCAGGTTGCAGAAAACGCCAGTAGGCTTAATTCCCTGATCGATACTACCACCGAAGAAACCGTAATCGAATACCGGGAGATTCTCCGCCGTGAAAAAACCTGTGATCTGCCTGTTCCTGCTGACATTGCTGGTGGGTTGCTCGAGTACGCGTACCGTTTACGTTCCAGTGCAATGCACACCGATACCGGCAGAACTGACTCAGCCAATGATCGTTCCGCTGCCGCCAGCTCAATGACTTACTGCCAGGCTGTGTTGTGGATTAAGCCACTGCTGGCAGTAATTGAGAAGGGCAACAACAACTTCGCAGGAATAAGGCAGATTGAACGGGGTAGGGAGTAGTGTCGGCGGTTGTGTTCCACTTGTTTAAAGCGTGCTTCTACCCAGTAAGACTTTTTGTAGACTAATTATTTTCTAATGTATTCTTAAGAATATCTTGCTATCTTTGATGAGTGTCCATTTTAATGTAGGGTGAGAATGTGAAAATATTAGAATATAGTGTTTTAGTAATTTTTGATAAAAACACTGACACCATCGAACCCACCGACACACTTAAAGAATATCTTCTGGCTAGAGGGTATAAGAGAGTTTCCTCATTTCATGATAAATCGGACGCCTATGCCTATGCCTATCTTGGCATGGAACCTCAGGCCATGGCTAAGTCAGAAACTGATATTGATGGGGCGAATTTGCTTAAGAAGCGCTTGTTGCGACTGTTCAGGAAGGTAACCATTTCGCACAGTGAGTTTCCTCAAGTCTTAATGATGATTTCACCTTCGAATGCAACTACAGTTCATGCAGGAAGAGGAAAGCCACGTACGAAAAATGTTTGAAACTCACAAAAAAACCCTCAATAATGAGGGCTAATGGTCAAGGTGAATTCATTCTGATTATTGGTGTTGGCACAAAAGAACCGCTTAATGATAGTGGCTCATTGAAATATCGCAACCAACTTTTATTTAACATTTGTGTTGATTTTAGACAATAAATCAATCCTGCTTATTAATTGCATCTATTTTAAAGGCGTTTTACATGGGTTACTTTGTTTTTTTATGTTATTGATTAGTCATGCTGAACTATCGCAACGTATTTATGTGATGTTGATCACTGAGCGTTATCACGGTTTTAGTCTTGAAGTAGTGCAATCTTACCCCCTGTTCAATAAAGTCCACTAAACTACCATGGTCATTGTCAGCTGTGTAATGTATTAAGATTGTGCTAAAACTAATAACACAATTGTAATGAAATGATAGATATAGCAAAATATTGCTGTATCGTTACTTATGTGGAGAATGTCATGGATACTCTCGTAAGCCTTGAACCAGTTCTCATGATACTGTTCATCAGCTTAACAATGATAGCCTATGGTTTGCGCATGGTTATATTAGCTACGATTTGTGTTCTGATGACGGCTTTTTCAGGACTACTTTTCTTTTTTAATTAA